ATCAAGAAGACACAAAATGTGATTCTGGAAGTTTTCATTTTGCCATCTCCACATTGCAAAATGTTTATTAAATAACGGCATATTAGAAAAAGACCTATTTTTTAGTAGGTACGGGATAAACAATTCCCACTTTTTAGTAGGTGGTTTGAAATATATTTTATATCTTTGCCAACAGAAAAAAATCAATTCATTTAAAGTTATGGCAAAGGTAAGCAAAAAAACAGAAAAGGCAATCATTTGGGGTAGAACTTCAACAATCTATCAGGAGATTGATGAACAGGTTAATGAAATGATTGAGTATGCATTGAATGATGGTTATTCCAAAGACAACATCATCATCATAAAGTCAAAAGGTGCTTCAGCCATTAAGCAGAATGCATTGTACAAGAAAGAGGTTGAAGAACTGTTGACCAAACTTAAATCAGACAAATCCATCAAATGTGCCTATACTTGGGAAATCAGCAGGATTGCAAGGGTAGAGAGTGTGTTTTACCAGATGAAAGAGTATTTCATCAATAACAAGATTCAACTTGTTGTGAAGACCCCATCCATAAGGTTGTTGAATGAGAATGGAGAGGTTGACCCATCACAGGAACTTATTTTGAATTTGATGATGACATTGGCAAAACAGGAAATGTCATTAAAGAAAAAGAGGATGATGAGAGGTGCAAGAGTTGCAAAAACACAGGGCAAGTTTGGTGGCGGTGCAAATTTGCTATATGGTTATGGTGTTGACAATGATGGTTATATAGTGGTGAATGAGGATGAGGCAAATGTGGTGCGTGACATCTTCAATATGTACCTCAATGAGAATATGAGTGCTGGTGCAATCTTCAAGCACTTTGCAGAAAGAGGCATTTTTAACCCCAATATGAGGGGAAACAGTGTCAAGGTGGGCAAGATTACCGCCATACTAACAAACTACTCATATGCTGGCTTAAAAGGGCATTACAAGCGCAATGGAGAGGTTATTGAGAGCCAACACATATATCCAGCAATTGTTGAAAAGGAAACCATTGACAAGGCTGTTGAGATGATTGAGAAGAGAAAGCATATGCCCAAGACCACAACCAAGAACATCTATTATGCAAAGGGTCTGTTGAAGTGTGCGGAATGTGGTTATATTATGGCTGCAAAAAGAAACAATGTGGTGTACAGATGTGAGGGTCACGGACACAATATGACCATCAACATCAATGCTGTTGATTGTGTTGCTTGGACTGCTGCAAGTGCATTGAATGATTGGTACATATATACCCAATCCAACAAGAACAAGGCTGACTATGAAAAGCAGATTGATGAAAATGAAACCATTCTTTCAACCAAGACCAATGAAATGAGTGATATTCAAGCAAGAATGGACAGATTGAATGACCTGTATATTGATGGTGTGATGAACAAGGACAAATACACCACCAAACTCAATGCTTTACAGGATGAGATGAATGATGTACAAAAGCAAATAACAGCAACAGAGAACAAGATATACCAATTGAAAGGTCTGTTGTCCAACATTGAGGATAATGCCCAAGAGGGTGTCATATTGCCATACAGTGACCAAGTTGAGGATGATGCCACAAGACGTGAGATTATTGTCAAGGTCATTGATTACATTTCCGTTGAAAAGATTGGTGACAGGCAGTTCAGATTGAAAGTGTACAACAAGGTTGGCAGACCAATGGATGATGAGTGGTTTGAGGTTTATACCAAAGCCAACAAGGTTAATGTATTGCAGCATTTTGGCAACACAACCCTAAACATAACAAGATATATGGATAAAAGGTTTAAACAGCAATAAAAAAATGGGATATCTTCACAGACTTCCCATTCAGAAAAACATAATATAATATGGCTAGATTTTAAACAAAAAATTAAAATAATAAACAATTTATAATGTAGTTTATAGAACCCTTTGAACCGCTGTTCATATATAAATATATCGCTATTTCAAAAAGTTTTAGAATTTCATTAAATTTTTATGTCCTGTTTTTCCTTTTTATTGTTCCTTTTTACCTTTTGTTCATTTGCATGGAGTTTACCGTGGCAATCCTTGCATAAGGCTGTTAAATTATCATAGTCCAGAAGTCTTTTCCATCTTTCCATTTCTCCAATATTTGGGTCAAATGGACTTAATTTGTGGTGAATGTCACTGGCTGGAACAATAATGCCATTCTTCAGACATTCCTCACATAATGGATGAGATTGTTTATATATCAACCTCAGGTTTCTCCACTGTTGGTTTCCGTAGTATTTTGCTCTGTCTTGCTTTTTGGTTGACTTGTTCAAGAGCAAGGGTTTCTTGTTAATTGTAGGCATTGTGTGGTATTATTCCGTTATATATGCATTGATTGATGGGGATGAAGAATGTGGGTTGCTGTTCATATTGGTGTTTGGTGGTGTATTGCACTTTGGGGATGTTCCAATTTCTTATAACAATATTGTTCATGTCAAGTTTTTTCAAATTGAAAATGAAATATTGTTCATTGTTGACAAGGTATATAATCAATGGTGTTTCATCCTCATTGATGGTTTCCATGATGTTGCAGTACTTTTTCACCTTTAAGGGCAATGTTTCAAGTTCTTCCATACAGTCAATGTTTCTTTCCTTTATCTCAATTTTGTATTTCTTCCTTTTCTTTCCTTTTTCAACCACCATATTGGCATCAACTGGATAATATGTCTTTGTCTGTGTCATTGAGATTCTTGCGTCATACGCTTGAAAAATGGTGGTCATTATCTTATTTGTTATATTGAAGTCCTTTCTTTCTTGGATATCTATTTTTTCTCTATCAGTCATAAATGAGGAATTAAATATTTTATTTTAATTCTTCATTTTTTTCCTTTTCCATAATTCTTCTTAAGCACAGGCCATCATGCAGAAACAGCAAGTGACCACCACATAACACAATGTGACCACAAAGTCACAGCAAATATCAAACGGTGTTTTCTCTTTCATCTTTAATTAAATTAATTACCTTATTTTAATAATAAATAGTTTGATATTTGGAAAAAAATAGATTTTAACAAATTTTAATAGAAAATGTTTGGTTTTTTCTGGATTTTGCAGCAGATTTGCAAATGTTAAAATGAAATATTAACTTAAAATTATTGTTGAATCATTAAAATTATCATTAAAATGGAAGAAAGAACAAAACAAAATGCATTTGAGATTGAAATGAACAGGGATTTGACCACTTTAAGTGATTATATCTTGTTGCGTGACTATGAATGGCTGGAATTCTTTTATGATGAGGTGGTTACACCAAAAGAAATGGAAGAAATAAAACAAAAATACGGAAAAGAAATAAGGAAAAGAACACAAAAACACCCCAAAACTATTAAAATTAGTTAAAAAGTGTGTCATTAACCAAAAAAAAGTTGCAGAAAAATTTGGATATGTCAAAACTTTAACCTAATTTTGTAAGTGTTAAATGAATAATAAACTATTTAAGTTATAATTAACAATAATGAAATATCTGTTTTTCATAACATATTTTTAATTTTTCATATTAAACTAAGTTTTCATTTTCATCCCTTGGTCTGTGAAGATAGAGGGATTTTCAAAGAGAGAGAGTTAAATATAATATATTTTAAAACAACTAAAAACAAAAAATTATGGTAGAAAAGAGAGATTTTACTTATGACGTTTCAATTTTCAGGGATGATGTTGCTTACAGTGTCAAAACAGAAAATGTAGCAGTGTTTAACACTATTAAAAGGCTTATGGGTGAGAAACACATTCCCAATGACGGTGAATCAGAGGTGTTGGATAAAGATGAAAAACCACTCAAACAATTCATTGGAATCAGAAAGAGAACTGATGCAAAAAAACTCATAAATGTTCTTATTAATGAGCCGTGGTGTTATCTGCACATTGATTTGAATTAATTTATTACTTATATCTGATAATGATTTAATTTTAAAAATGTAAAGAAATATGGCAAAGAAGAAAAAGATTGTAATTGATTTGCTTGGTGGTTATGATGTCAATATTGGGACATTGATTGAGAATAAGGACAAGCAGGCTTTTTACCGTTTTGTTAATGTTCCAAGTGGAAAATACAAGGACATTGATTATTGTTGGTGTTGGATTGATTATCCCATTTCCCCCAATAAGGTTCTTTTGAAAATTGAACTTGACAAGACTGATTGCAAGGATGGTTCAATAATGATTGATGTTAATGACATCTTGAATCAGATTGCAAGTAAGTATGAAGAATTGTGGAATGAACATCAAGATTGGTTTGGTCATTATCTGGGTGAATTGTATATTGAATTGCTTGAAATGTATGACCAACACATTTTTATGTATGTTGGTTCATAATATTTGAAAACTTTTGAAAATAAGGATATATTTATAATAAAGGTTGAGACATTGCAAGGTCTTTTGTTGGGTAGCATTTCTTTGTTCCACTACCCAACATTAACAACCCCAAGAGATGGAATGAGGAACTTTATAATAATTGATTAAAATTGGAACAAAGATGAGTTTTACATTTAATTTAACGGTATCAGACCAAGGTTTTGAGACAAAACCAAAAGATTACACAAAGATTACATTCACAGAGCAGAATGTTACCATGACACAGATGGTTGATTATATCAAGAATGGTCATTTGTTCTCTTGCGTTTATGATGATTCACAGTTTGGCATTAAGTACAAGGTCAGTGAGCATTTTGTATCAACAAACGTTATTCCCATTGACATTGATGATTGTGATTGCTCAATGAGGGATTTTATGTCCACATTGAAGTTTTCCCCATCCATTGCCTATGAGACGTTTTCAAACCTCAAAGATGGGAATGGTTACAGGTTCAGATTGTTGTATGTGTTCAATGAGACACTTGATTGCAATGATTATACATTGTTGTATAATGCCATATGCAGGGCAAATGAACTCAATGGGTCTTATAATGATACACATTCCAAGTCACCATATCAGAAGTATTGGGGAACATCAAGGAGCAATGACATTGTACCTGTTGGTATGTTGTATTCAATTTCTTCTTTTGATGGGTATATGGAGAGTGTCCTGAACCAATCACTTATAAAGAGAAGAACCAAGAGTAATAAGCCATTGGAACAGGACACTTTTAATCTCAATGATAAAACCTTTAAGGAGTATTGGGATAAAAGAACAGATATTGACATTCTCACACATATGAGACACTATCAAACCAATGAATGCACACAGATAGATTGGGAAGATGGTGAATTATGGAGAAACTTGGAAGATACCCATTACTATCAAATCAAACGCAAATGGGAAATGAGACTTGCTTTCAATGGTGGAAGATATAAAAGAATACCTGTGAACAGACGGTTGATGAATGGTCAGCACAGAAGAAACAAGATATTCATATCATTGGTAAGGAGAAGACTGATTGACCCAACAATAACAATTGAACATCTATGTTACGCAGCACTGTATGAACTGTATTTCTTCATTGACAACACAGACAAAGCAGACTACATAACAAGACACCAATTGGCACAAATTGCAAATTCAGCATTGAATACGGATTTGGAACGTTACAGGGAAAGATTGAGAGAGAATAAGAAGTTCAAGGTTAACAAAATGGAAGCAACAAGACAAGGATTGACAACAAGACAAGCGGTTGCAAAGGCAAACAGTGAGAGGATTGCCCAAAAGAAAGAAAAGGAATATGCAGAATTGTCAAGGAAATATGACCAAACACTTTCTGTAAGAAAAAACGCAGAATTGCTTGGCATAAGCAAGACCAAGGCACAAGCATTAAAGAAATGGCTACAAGCCACTGAAACAAGTTCAATGGATAAGTTACCCACCAAAGAGGACAGGACGCAACCTGAGGCACAGGAATGCCCAAAAATCAAATCAAAACCATATTCAACACTTGAAGAAGAGGATTTTTCCCAATTGGTGTATGAGCATTTTGAAAAAATAGAAAACAGACTTGATGTAATTGAAAACAAACTCAAACTTAATGAGGGAAAAATGACACAAAAAGAGATATGGGAAATGTTTTATTCCATTGCATAAAATAAATTATTAAAAACAGATAACTATGAAAGAGACTTGTTCATTATGTGTCTATTTTCATGACGCAGACAACAAATGTTATTTAAAGGAAATTGAAACCAAACCCACAAAATCATGTAGCAAATGGAAGGGCTTTAGAGAATAAAGGGATTAAAATAAATTACTATGAGTATAATTGAAGAATGGAGAAACATACAAGGTTATGATGGATATCAAGTGTCAAATCTTGGCAGAGTAAGGAGTTTGGATAGATGGGTGAAAGGAAAAAATGATACTATGCGCTTTATTAAAGGTTCTATTTTAAAATTGGAATTAACACATAGAGGTTATTTACAAGTTAGTTTATATAAAAATGGTAAACAAAAAAGAATGCTAATTCACCGTTTGGTGGCAATGGCATTTATTCCCAACACTGACAACCTAAGTGAGATTAATCACAAGGATGAGAATCCTTTAAACAATTGCGTTAATAATTTGGAATGGTGTACACATGATTATAATCTGCATTATGGAACTCATTATGAAAAAGTTGCAGCAGCAAACACAAATAATCCAAAAACAAGCAAAGCAGTTGTTGCACTTGACCCCAAAACACTTGAAATAGTATTTGAATTTCCATCTATGGAAGAAGCCAAAAGATATGGTTTTAATAATACACATATAGGTCAATGTTGCAAAAACATAAGAAAGACACATAAAGGTTTTGAATGGAGATTTAGAACATGATGAGAAAGAAACGCACAAAGGAGGAAATTGAAAAGTTTTTGAAGAAAATCAGACCAAAAGATGCTGATGAAAGAATAAGAAAGTTTCAAGAGTGGTGTAGACAAACACAACCCAAAACAAAGAACTATCACCCCAAAGACGGAATATTTCCATAAAAATATTTGGTTGTTTTGCAGATTTGCATTATATTTATAAAAAATAACTTATAATTTATTTATGATTATGGAAAAGGAAATTTGGAAGGACATTAAGGGTTACACTGGGTATTATCAAATATCATCAAGTGGACGTGTAAAGAGTTGTGAAAGGACAATCATTCAGAACAACGGAAGGTTTCACAACAGGAAAGAGAGGATTTTGACCCCTCACAGCAACAAGAACACTAGTTATCTTCAGGTGATGTTGGTTGTACACAAAAGAATTAAGTTGTGTTACATTCACAGATTGGTGGCAGAAGCATTTGTTAAAAATCCCAATTCAAGTGAATACAAGTTTGTCACGCACATCAATGGTGACATACAGGACAACAGGGCAGAAAATCTTGCTTGGGTGTCAAAATCTCAGAATAAGAACAAAAGACTAGGGCTTTATGGCAAAGAAAAATAGTAAATATTCAGAATATTCAAGGGAAACACAGGCATTTATGAATGCTGTTGAAAAGCACCTTACAGCCAAGTTTGGAGAAATAAACAATGAGTGGGAAGGTATATTGACAATGTTGGCAACCCAATATCAAGTGTTCCTTGATTGCAAAGAGAGAATAAGGGAAGATGGTTTGATGATACGTGATAGGTTTGGCGCACTGGTGAAACATCCTTTGTTAAAAGTCCAAACAGATAGTCAAATTCAAATTGTCAAACTTGTGTCAGAATTTGGATTGTCACCAAAGGCAATGAAGGGGTTAAACCTCAATGAAAATAATGATGAAGAGTTTATTGAGGACTTAACCAACGGATGACCAATGAAAAAACAGATAAATACAAGGAATATGCATTGCAAGTTGTTAACAATGAAATAACGGCTTGCAATTACATTAAATTGGCTTGTCAACGCTATCTTGATTGGTTTGACAGGGATGACATTCAATTTGTACCGGAGAAAGCAGACAAGGTTGTCAATTTCTGTCAGAAGTTAAAGCATTTCACAGGCAGATTCAACAACAAACCCTTTATTCTTCAACCATTTCAAAAGTGGATTATTTACAACATATATGGTTTCTATTTTAGAGGAACAGATGAAAGGGTAATCAAGAATGTCTGGATAGAACTTGCAAGAAAGAACGGCAAGACATTCTTTGCTGCTGCATTGGGTCTTTATGCATTGATTGGTGATGGTGAGAACAATTCAGAGGTTGAATTGATTGCAAACAGCAGAAAACAGGCAACCATATGTTTTGATATGTGTTCAAATATGGTTTCCAAACTTGACCCCAAACACAAGTATTTCAAGACATACAGGGACAAGATAAAGTTTGATTATACCAAATCATTTCTTCAAGTGCTGTCAAGTGATAGTGGAGCAAATGACGGATGGAATTCATATTGTTTCATTGCTGATGAGGTTCACGCATACGCAGATTCAAAACTCTTTGATGTGATGAAATCATCACAAGGTATGCGTGACAATCCTCTGGCTATTTCTTGCACCACAGCAGGTTTCAATCTCTTTTCATTTGCCTATACACAGAGAAAGACCAACATTGAGGTTCTTTATGGAAAGAAAGATGATGATTCACAATTCACAGCCATATACACATTGGATGATGATGATGATTTTAGGGATGAAAGTGTCTGGATAAAGGCAAATCCCAATTTGGGTGTAACTGTCAAGATGCAGTATTTGAGGGAACAGGTACAGCAAGCCAAAAACAACGTTGCACTTGAAATAAGCACCAGAACAAAGAACTTCAATCAATGGTTGGCAACCTCTGACATTTGGATTTCAAATGATATATTGCTCAAATATTCACAAAAGGTCAACATTGAGGATTATAAAGACCAAGAATTGTTTCCATATCTTGGTGTTGACTTGTCAAGTGTCAGTGACTTGACCTGTGTTTCACTTTTAATACCGTTGGAAGGTGAAAAGTTTGTATTCAAGAATTATTATTATCTGCCACAATCCGCACTGGATAACAACTCCAACGCTGAATTATACAGATTATGGTACAAGAAAGGATATCTGACAGTAACCCAAGGAAATGTCTGTGACTATGATTTCATCATAAGTGACATCATGAAAATCAACAATATCCTACCATTACAGATGATTGGTTATGACAAATGGAATGCAACACAGGCAGCAATACAAATGACAGAATTGGGTTTGCCATTACAACCATATCCGCAAAGTATTGCCAATTTCTCAATGCCCACAAAAGCACTTGAAAGAATAATAAAAATGGGTAACGCAATAATTGATGACAATGAGATTACACGTTTCTGTTTCTCCAATGTGGTACTCAAACATGACTGGAATGATAATGTGAAACCAATTAAAGAGGAAAACCAACAGAAAATAGATGGATGTATAGCCATGATACAGGCATTGGGAACATATTTAAGCCAAACCCACTTCAATAATGAAATATTTGGCTTTCAAGTTGAATAATTGAAAAAATCAGACTATTTATATAATAAAGGATTTAGGATAACAGGAATGGACATAAGGAAATTTTTTGGATTGGAAAAGGAAAAGCGTTCAGACGGATTGCAATATGTGAGCAATTTTTCAGACGCATTGAGTTTTGCTCCGTTCATCCATAATTGTACTGCAATGAACCTGTCAGCAGTTTACAGAGCAACAGAAATTATCAGTGACAGTATTGCAGTATTACCCATCAAGATTCAGAAATTGGGTGAAAAGGGCAAGAATGAATTGGACAGCCATCCTCTTAAATTGGTATTCTCTGATAAAAACAGCAACAACATTCTATCAAAGTTCACAATGATGAAATTGCTTGTTCAATCAGTCATTTTAAGGGGAAACGGATTTGCACTCATTTTAAGGGCAGAAGACGGTACAGTAACAGGATTAAGGTTTCTGGAACCACAAGAGGTTATTATCAACTACAACAAAATCACTGGTGAATTGTATTACACAGTGCCAAAGTTGACCAAATCAAAGCACATTGAACCCATCAATATGATTCATCTTATTAAAAACTCATATGATGGTGTCAATGGTCTGTCAGTTCTCTCATACGCATACAGAACAATAAAGAATGCCAATGCCACAGAAGAAAGTGCAAAGTCATTCTTTGATAACGGTATGAATTTAAGTGGTGTTCTCACTGTCCAAGGACAACTTCAACAGAAACAAAAGGATGATATAAGAAGCAGTTGGGCACAAGCCTATGCCAATGGTGGGCAAGGTCTGGCAGTTTTGCAAGGCAATATGACATACCAGCCAATACAAATCAATGCCAAAGATGCACAGATGCTTGAAAGCAGAGTTTTCAATGTACAGGACATTGCAAGGTTCTTTGGTCTTAACCCTGTGTTATTGGGAGACTTGTCACACGCAAGTTATAACACCATTGAAGCAGTTCAGCAGGAATTCTTGGTGCATACGTTACAGCCATATGTCACAATGATAGAGAATGAGTTTAACCGCAAGTTGCTCAAACCAAGTGAAAGGAAATTGCAAATAATTCTTGAAACCAATGAGATTTTGAGAACTGACAAGTCAGCACAAGCCAATTACTATTCAACAATGCTCTCCAATGGAATTATGAGTATTAATGAAATTAGGAAAGAATTGGGTTATAATCCTGTTGATGGTGCAGATGACTTGGTTTTGCCTTATACAGACCTGTCACAAAACACAATTGGAAATAATAAAGAACAAAACACCAATGAGGAATGAAAAGAGTTTCACCAACAACTGACATAATGTTCCCGTTATCTGGTTTAAATGGTTTGACCACAAACTTTAAAATCAGGTTTTATACAACAAACAAATCATTTTACATTGAGAAAACACAAAGGGATGTGTCACACCACATCATATCATCACCGCCAAATTTTGAAACAGAGGACTTTATCAATCTGAATTGGTCAGAATTGCAGTCCATTGGTGAGGGTGTGATGAATTACACACTTTATACCTATGAGACGGATGAGGGTTTTGATGATGGAAAATATGACAATTCATATTCACGGACAACTGACTATTATATTGACAGCGGAATAATCATTGATGATGACCAACCTGACAAAACGGTATCAGAACTTATTGCGGAGATTGACCAAAAGGTTGATGGGGAAATTGCAAGGTCAACACAAAAGGATGAGGAACATGATGATGCAATTGCCAATCTTCAAGATGAGATTGACAACATTGACGTTGACTTGTCAGACTATTACAACAAAGATGAGATTGATGACATGGAACTTGTCACATCATCCGCATTGAATGACCTCAATGACAGAATAAATGAAATTGACCTCACAGGTTATGCAACTGAAACTTGGGTAAGTACAAACTATTACAACAAGACCTACATTGACACAACCATTGGGAATATTGAAACATTGCTTTCACAAATATAAGATATTAAAATAAAAGGAGGAAAAAGAGATGTCTATTGCTAGTGAGATTTTAAGATTGCAAAATGCAAAAATTGACATAAAGGTGTCTATTGAGAACAAGGGTGTTAATGTGCCCAACAATGAGACCATTGACAACTATAACACATATATTGACCAGATACAAACAGGTGGAGGTGGTGGAAATGCAGACCTCATTAATTTATTGGAAAAAGATATAACATCAATTGACATTCCAAGTGGAACAACAAGTATTGGTGAAAATGCTTTCTATAAATGTACAAGTCTTGCAAGTGTTACAATACCAAATACTGTCACTTCAATTAATTCTAATGCTTTTGAACAATGTTCAAGTCTTACAAGCATTACAATACCAAACAGTGTCACAGGTATTGGTATGGGTGCTTTTTCTAATTGTACAAGCCTTGCAAGCATTACAATGGGTAATAGTGTTACAGGTTTGGGAGCCAGTGCTTTTTCTAATTGTACAAGTCTTACAAGCCTTACATTACCAGAGAGCATTCAATTTGTTGGAGGTTGGTGTTTCACTTATTGCAGCAACCTCACAAGCATAACATTTTTGGGCACAACAGCACCATTTTTTGACAGAGGGGCATTGAATGGAACATCATCAAACCTTGTCATATATGTACCAAGTGAAAGTCTTAACGCATACAGGACAGCCATAAGTGACAGTGACAGTGATGACTGGAGAGGTACAGTTCAACCAATCCCAAACGCATAAAATAAAAAATTATATAATTTAATCATGATTAAAATCTTTGAAACATTAGAAAAATACAACACCTACACAAACAATGGGCAGAACCTTGAGAGTGGGGATTTGTACTATGTCAAAGAGGATAACTCAACACATTATCTGACCAACAATATTGACGGAGTTACCACCATCTATGACACAGTTGAAACCCCATCAGGAAACATTGAGATTACAGAGAATGGTGAAGATATTGACATTGCACAATATGCAACAGCCACAGTTGATGTTCCAATACCTGAGGGTTATATTATACCAACTGGCAACAAATCAATCACTGCAAATGGAGAGAACATTGATGTGAATGACTATGCAACGGCAAGTGTTAATGTTCCTGTTCCACCTGAATATATCATACCAACAGGGAATGTAAGTTTGACAGAGAATGGAGAGAATATCAACATTGCCCAATATGCAACCGCAACGGTGAATGTGGCAGCACAAGCAAAGAACTATATTGTTGAGGGTACTGAATATGACCCAACTGCAACATATACAGGTGCATTTTTTTTGGATAAACCAAGAGCAATAAAAAAAGTAAATATTCCAAACGGATATACATCACTTAGTAATAATGCTTTAATGCAATGTTATGATATGACAGATGTTGTTATTCCAAACAGTGTTACAACCATTGGTAATTCAGCATTTGCAAATTGTAACAACATAGATACATTAACCATTCCAAACAGTGTCACTTCAATTGGTTATGGATTATTGGAGAATGGTGATACTTCTCCGCAAGGTGGTGTCAAACATATTGTAATAGGAAGTGGTCTTGCAACAATTGGAACAAATAGTTCAAGTTATGGACTTTTAGGTACAGCAGCAACAAGACGTTGTGAGAGCATAACTGTTGACAGCAACAACCAAACATATGATTCAAGAAACAATTGTAATGCAATCATAGAAACAGCAACCAACACACTTTTGCTTGGTTGTAATAATACCGTTATACCTAATACAGTCACTACTATTGGTGAATATGTTTTCAGAAATTGTAGTGGTCTTAAAAGCATAACTATACCTGATAGTGTCACTTCTATTGGTAATAATGCTTTCTATGGTTGTAGAGGTCTTACAAGCCTTACAATACCTGATAGTGTCACTACTATTGGTGAAGGTGCTTTCAGTTATTGTAGTGGTCTTACAAGTGTTACAATACCAGATAGTGTAACTTCTATTGGTAATTATGTTTTCTCTTCATGTACTAATCTCACAACTATAACAATACATGCAACAACACCTCCAACATTGGGTTCAGACGCATTTTATATGTCTAATAAAATAAATAAAATCTATGTACCTGCTGAAAGTGTGGAAGCATATAAAGCAGCAAACAGATGGTCAACAAAGGCATCAATAATACAAGCCATTCCAACAACATAATCTTAATTAATATCTAATATCATGGCAAAGAATAAGGAAATCAGAAATATATCAAACCAGATAAGACGCTTCAACCAAGAATCACGCTTGGTTGAGGGTCTTGCCGTTGTCTTTGACAGTGAATCAAGAGATATGGGATTCATTGAAACAATCTCAAAAGATGCAATTACAGAGGAAACAATAAGAAACTCTGACATATTTGCCACACTTGACCATGACAAGTCAAGGGGCATTCTTGCAAGAAGCAGATATGGTGAGGGAACACTTAAACTTGAATTGAAAGATGATGGTTTGCACTATTCCTTTGAAGCACCAGACACACCACTTGGTGATGAACTTTTAAGTTATCTCACAAGGGGAGAAATAACCACATCCTCATTTGCGTTTGTTGTTGACCAAAATGGTGGTGATGAATGGTACAGGGGTGATGATGGTCATTTAAGAAGAAACATTAAGAAGATATACAGACTTTATGACGTGAGTCCTGTTTTTGAAGCCGCTTATATGGACACTGATTGTGCAAAGAGAAAATTTGATGAATTATCAAATATTGATGAAAAATTGGACAATTTAAAGACCCAATTTGAAAACATTTGAAAATATCAACATATTTATAATAAAGACCCGTAGGGAAGCGGGTTACTGGGCGGTGAGGGCAATGTCATTGGACACCCTGTGAAACGTCAATATAGTAAATCCTGTTAAACAGGTATATAATTCCCTAATAAAGAATTAACTCTAAAGCATATGAGTAATAGTTTGGAAATTAAAGACGCAAGAAACCAACTCAAACAAAGGGCATTGGAAATCATTGACACCTGTAAGAAAGAGGTGAGGGATTTGACCCAAGCGGAAACAGATGAGTTGGAAACCATCAAAGCACAGATTAAAGAAAAAGATGAAGAATTAAGAGACCTCCAAGAAAGACTTGATAACCTCAATTTTGAGACTGAAGAAAATGAAGAGGTCAGAACAATTGATAATAATAAAAGTAATATTACTGACAAAATGAATAAAAGATTTTCACTTTTAAAGGCAATCAGAAGCATTGCCAACAACCAACCACTTGATGATGTTTCAATGGCTGTCATCAACGCAGGTAAAGAAGAAGCAAGAAAAGCCGGTGTAAATGCACAAGGTCAAATCCAACTTCCAACAATGGAAGAAAGAGCAACAGTTACAGTGGCATCTGAAGGAGAGGACGTAGTGGCTACACAGTTGTTTGACATCCTCACTCCATTGAGAGCAAGAAACGTTTTGGTACAGGCAGGTGCCAAATTCCTCACCAACCTTGTTGGCAATGTTCAATATCCAACAATGACCAAATCCAATGTGACTTGGGAAGGTGAGACCTCATCCGCAAGTGATGGCGCACCAACATTTGGTCACGTTACTCTCAGTCCTAAGCGTATTACGGCTTACGTTGACGTGAGTAAGATGCTTATTGCCCAGGACAGCATTGGTGTTGAGAACGCTATCAGAGAAGACTTGATTAAGGCTGTGAATGCCAAGATTGAGGAAACTGTTCTTGGTGATGCTGCTGGAACCACAACCAAACCTGAAGGTATCTTCAAGACCATTGAACCAGACGCAGTTGCTGATTATGCAGGTATCTGTGACAAGGAAGCAGATGTTGAAGACGCAAATGTATATGGTGATTGCGTTTACATTATGTCTAACAAGGCAAAGGCTGCTTTGCGCTGTATGTTGAAAGGCACAAATGCCACTGGTATGGTTTATGAGAACGGTGAGGTTGATGGAACAAAAGCATTCAACACCTCAAATGTAAGTGGCAAACAATATGTTTACGGTGACTTCTCCAACCTTGCAATTGGTTCTTGGGGTGGTGTTGACCTCACAGTTGACCCTTACACAAAGGCTGCTGACGGACAAATCAGACTTGTGGTTAATATGTATGTTGATGCTGCAATTCTCCGTGAGGAAGCATTTGTTACTGGTGAGATTGGTGAATAATCAAAAAACTTAAACAATAATGGGTTTGGGGTATATTCCCCAACCCAATTTTAAAATCATTTACAATGTACCTTCAATTATATCAATTAAAAAAACAACTCAACATTGATGAATCATTTCATGATGATGATGAATACTTGGTTGACTTGGCAAAGGTTGCTGAAAATGCAATACAGAGACACATTGACCATCCATTGTCAGACTTGGAAGATGATGAGGGTATGTTGCCAATGCCACTTATTCACGCAATGCTCTTGATGGTGGGCACATTCTACGCAAAAAGGGAAAGCGTTGCTTTTGCTGCAAGTGTTGAAGTACCTCTGGCATATGAATACTTGCTTTCATTATATAAGGACTATAACGGCAAACATGAATGGTTGCCAAACATTTAAGAAAGGGTTATAACTATGATGGCAGGTCAGTACAATGAAATAATCAACATATACAAGTCAATTGAAACCATCAATGATTATGGAGAAAGGGAGATAACAACCCAATTCATTTTCAGAACAAGGGCAAAACATGAAAACACAAGTGGAACAAGGCAAAATGAGAACAATGAGATTGTTTATGACCACACAAAAACATTTTATGTCAGAAGTTATGTACCAATAACTGACACCTCAATCATTGAGTTTGATGACAGGAAATGGAGGGTCATAACAATTGACAGAAGAAGAGAGCAGAATGACATAAGAATAGTTACGGAACTGATAAATGAGTAATGATTTTGTAGCCATAGACAGCAAGAGGGTAGATGAAATACTTGCAACCCTTTCAGACCAACAGACAGTGAATGACATACTGAATGAGGGTCTTGAAGAAATGGCAAATGTCTATTACAATGAGGTTCTGACCAGTTTGAGAAGGGAAATGGGAACGGCAGCGGACACATCAGGAAAGACAACCAATGCTTGGCATCAGTTCATATATCCATTGTCCACAGGTATTGCAATACATCCTGACCCACAACACACAACTTATGGAGTTCATGGCTTGAAAGACCCAAGATTACTATTCTTTGAGGGTGGCACAAAGCAACGGTACACCAAAGGCAAGAAGATTACAGGCTACAAAGTCAGCAAGAGCGGAAAGGTGAATTATAACAGATTGCAGCGCACTGGAAAAGGTGGTTACAGAGGGTTCATAACAGCCAACAATTTCTTCACAAAAGGTATCACAAGCGCAGAGTCAACGGCATTGGACACACTTACACAGACAATAATCAACGCAATAAGGAATAAAGGGGTAGACATACAATGAAGAACTTCAAAATAGGAAAAGAGATAAACAGATTGTTAAAGAACAACGTTCTTGGACTTGGGGACAAGGTTTTTCCATTGGTTGCAAATCCCAACACAACATTCCCATTCCTTGTGTACAGAAGGATAGGATATACACCAAGGTCAAACAAAGACTACGTTGGTGAGATAATATCAATTGAAATGAATATTGCCACAGAGACATACCAAGAGGGAGTTGACATTGCAAACCAAGTTGCAGACATCCTTGAGAGAAAGGAAACAGATATAATTGAAACAATCCAACTTGTAAATGTCTATGAACTGTATCTACAGGATACATTCATACAGAACCTACAATTTAGGATTGAACTAAAATAAATTGACAATAAAATTATAAATTACATAGTACTATGAGTAAAATTCAAGGTTCAGACCTTATGCTTTTTGTTGATGACAAGAGCATTGCTTATGCAACAAATCACACCTTAGAAATATCAGGTGAGACCCAAGACACTTCAAATAAAGATGAAGGTGCAGGTGGTTGGAGTTCCAATGAGGTATCATTACTTTCTTGGAGTGCCACATCTGACAACCTTTATTCAGTTGATGGTGAGGGTGACAATTTTGAAGATTTATTTGACCTTATGATTGCCAAGACACCAATTGATGCGGTGTTTGCAGTCAAGTCACAGAACACGGTTGATGTACCAACGGGCGGTTGGACTGCTGCAACAACAGGCTATAAAGGAAAAGTGGTTATCACAAGCCTTTCCTTAAACGCACCTCACGGTGAGTATGCAACATATACCGCACAGTTCCAAGGTGTTGGTGCTTTACAGAAAAAGACACAATAATCTTATTTCTCAATCAACATATCTTCAAATGGAATAATCACATTTTATGTGGTTGTTCCGTTTTTTTTATTGATTTTTTCAATGGATGGAACTATTTATTTATGAAATAACACATAAAACAAATACAAAATGGAAAACATTACAATTAAGGGAAAACAGTACAATCTGAAGTACACAATTAGAAGTCTCTTCATATTTGAACAGATTACAAAGAAATCATTTAAGATTGAAAGCCTTTTGGACAATTACATTTTCTTCTACTCAATAATATTGGCAAACAACAAGGACTGTGTGCTTGAATGGGATGATTACATTGACGCAATGGATGATGACCCAACATTGTTTTCAAGGATGACAGAGATAATTGCAAAACAGCAAAAGAAGAATGAGTTGTTTGATGAGGATGAAAAGGATGACGGTGAAAAAAAAAGTTAAGCATAAGTGAAATATATGCACTGTTGGTCTTGAAACATCATCTTGACCCATCATATGTTCTGGATGAAATGGAGTTCTATGAGATAAGACCATTGCTAAAATATGAGCATTATTCACATAGGGATGACTGGGAGCAGGCAAGACTTATTGCATATATGGTTGCACAGGTTAACAGCAAAAAGAAACTTAAATTCCAAGACATCACCAAATTCTATTGGGAAGAGGAACAAGAGGAACATGACACATCAATAAGCAAAGAGGATGTTGAGAGATTGAGGAAAAAGGCAGAACAATACATAAAGTCAAAAACAAAATAAAGAATGGCAGAAATTGCGGTAAATCTAAAAGGACAGGATAACTTAACCAATACGGTGAAAAATGCAACCAAGGCTGTTGATGAACTGAAATACCATTCAACGGAACTTGGCAAGTCATATAAGGAGTTTGAGAAAATCACCAACAGTGGAAAATCCCTCAAAGCACAACTTAACCAACTCAAGGCTTTGATGGCAGACATGAATATGAAAGGTCTGTCAGGAAGTGATGAGTTCAACCAAATTGCCCAATATGCAGGTCAAGTCAAGGATGCAATATCAGATGCATCACAAGCAGTTGACAAGTTCAGTTCAGACACACTTAACTTGGATGCTTCAATACAGGCACTTCAAGGTGTTGCAGCAGCAGGTTCAATTGCCACAGGTGCAATGGCATTATTTGGTGTTGAGAATGAACACGTCACCCAGACAATAATGAAAGTACAGTCAGCATTGGCAATATTGAACGGTGTTCAAGCAATAGCAAACGTTTTGAACAAGGACAGTGCATTGATGCTCAAATTGAAATCATTGGGATTCATTGGCAATACAACGGCAACAGCAGCCAATACAGTTGCAGAGAGTGCAAATACAACTGCCACAACAGCCAACACAGCAGGTGAGGTTGCCAATACAACTGCAAAGACAGCCAACACAGCAGCCACAAACGCAGCAACAACCGCACAGTTGGCACATAATGCAGCAGTGCTTGCAAATCCATATGTGCTTGCAGCAGCAGCAGTGGTTGCACTTACAGCAGGTATTGTTGCATTGGTGAGTGCAAACAATGATGCAACGGATTCACAACTTGCAGTGAATATGGCAATAGATGCTTTCAATGATGAGGTTGAAAAGCAGATGGGCAAGGTTTCAGAGCAAATCACCACATTCAACAGACTTAAAAAGACCTATGATGAAAGTGGTGGCAAGGTTGACATCCTCACCAAGAAGATAATAAACAACAAGGAAGCACAACGCATTCTTGGAGTTACCTTGAAGACAGTTGATGATGTCCACAAGTTATTTGGCAGAAACTCACAGAACTATGTCAATGCAGCAATTGCAAGGGCAAACGCAATGGCAGCAGAAGCAGCAGAAGCAGCATTATTGGGAAAGGCACTTTCAGCACTATCAAAGGTATATGCAAAGTTGATGAAAGGTGAGGAAGTTGACTATGCTGATTTCACAAAGGCACTGGAAGCGGTGGGAATCAACAACACCAAGGCTTGGAACATTATGCAACAGGCAGGTGGTCAATATGAACAGGATATCATCTTTGGCAATCTCAAGGTTGACCCAGACAAAGTTGCAGACTTTATGAAGGAAGTCAATAAACTTGTCACTGAAGAGTTTTACAGGAACGGACCTGGGAAAACACTTGGTGAGTTGTTTGAACAATCTATGGCAGACTTTGAAACTGAAACAATAGATTTCAATCAACTCTACACTGACAACAACAATGCAGAACAGAAAGCCAAGAAAATCACCAAACAGGCAAAAGATACCAAGAAAGAAACAAAGCAGACCCATGAGGAAATAAAGAAGATTCTCACCACACTTGAAGGCTGTGATGCAATCATTCAGGACGCTGAAAAGCAAATGAAGAAATTGGACAGGACATCCAAAACATATGAACAAGATGTGCAAAGGCTCAAAAAGGTAATACAGGGTGCAAAGGCTGCAAAACTGTTGCTGATTGACTACTCAACAATAAGCGGACTTTCACAGGCAAAGAGCATCATACAAGACATAATGAAAGACTTGCAACCATCAACGGATGAGTTCAAGGAATGGGACAAGCAACTGAAGAAAATCAATGAGCAAGCATATGAAATGGCAAAGAAACTGTCAGTAAATGGTGACTTGCAATCATTGAAAGGTGTACAGTCAGCATTGAACACAATCATTGATTCACTCCCAGAGGGTTCAGATGAATTGGAGAAATGGGTTAAGTTGTGGAATGATGTAAATGATAAAATCACCAAGACCAACCAACGCATTGATGACTTGAAAAAGGGAATTGAGGAAGGTTCAATTGCCAAATTGCAGCAACAAATCAAGGAAATTGACCAAACACTGCAAAACAAGAACCTCACAACAGAGGTGAGGATTGGATTGAACTACAACAAGAGGGAATTGCAGATGCAGTTGGATGAGTTGCAGAGAGGTGAACTTTCCATTGGTCTTATTCCGGATATGGAGTATACTGAACAAGGTTCTTTTGAAGACTTGGAAAAATCAGCAGAAAATGCAAGGACTGTTATTGCAAAACTTCAATCCCAATATGAAAAGGGCATCATTGACAAAGGCATCCTTAAAAAGGAAATTTGGTATATCAACAGGGATTTGGCAGAACTTGGACTAAAACCAATTCAAATTTATATCAAGACCAATATGGAAGAGGTTGTTGATGATATAAAGAACGGTTTTTCAGAATTGGACAGCCTTATATCCGCAACTGATTCAGTTGTTGCACTGACACAGGCAATTGAGGAAAATGCAGATGCTTGGGATGTGTTCAAGGCTGCTGTTTCAGCAGTTGAGGGTGTGTTGAACGGCATACAGACCATTATGGGAATTGTCAACACAATACAGGAAATTTCAACAATCAACCATTTGAGAAAAGTTGCAGCACTCAATACGGAAATTGGAGCAGACCAAGCAGCAGTAATTGCAACAGAAGAGAAAGCAGCAGCAGATGCAGCAGCAGTTGCGCCAACAACGGCTTCAACAGTGGCACTCAAAGCACAAGAGGCAGCATATTTGGATATGGCAGCAGCAGCAATATTTGCAGCACACGCAAGCATTCCATTTGCAGGTATAGGAATAGCAAGCGGTTATGTCAGCGCAATGATGGCAGTAATGGCAGCACAACACGCAGCATCAGCAGCACTTGCAGCATTCAAGGAAGGTGGTATTGTTCAAGGGTCTTATTCTGAACACCCCATATTGGCACATAAGGGTGAGATGGTTCTTAATGAACACCAACAACAACACCTCTTTGACCTCTTGGATAGCGGTGGCGCATTTGGTGGTTTGGGTGATGTCAGGTTTGTCCTTAAAGGGTCTGACCTTTATGGTTCATTCCACAACTACACAAGAATAAAATCAAAAGTAGGAAAGACAGTACTATGACAATTTACGGAACATTCAAGGACATAAACAACCAGACAGTTGAGGTTGAAATCATCAATTCATCCATTGAGGGAAACCAAGTTGAGATTGGTGAGGATGGTTTGTTTTTCTCTGGTGACCCAATACAGATTGAAAGCAACAATGATGATACATTCAAACACATCATCAAGAAAACGGCAACAATCAATTTGGTCACAAACAGATATGTGGGCAACCTGTTCTTTGCTGAAAATGCAAGGTCTGTAAGTGTTGAGATAACAAAGGACAATGAATGTCTTTTCTATGGGTTTGTTGACCCAAATACATTCAGTCAACCATTCACCAACCCTTTGGATGTATTCTCAATCAACTGCATTGACTGCTTATCCACATTGCAGTATTATAATTACAAGAACAGTACAATAAGAAACTATTCAGACAAAAAGGTCACTGCAACAACAATTTCATTCTACAACATCATCAACAATATGTTTGACAATGCCATATTGCAGGGCAACATATATTATGACTTGTCAAAGGGTTTGACCAGTGGCACAACATCAACAGTCTTTGAGAATTGCGGAATTGCTGAAAATGTAATGTATGGTGATGAGTTCAAGGACTGTTGGACAGATGAACAGACTTTGAATGAAATAATGCAGTACCTCAATCTGCATATTGTCCAAGAGGGAAAAGACTATTTCATTTTTGATTGGAACACATTGAAGAATGCCAGACCAAATTGGATAAATGTAAAGACAAAGGCAGCACATTCAAAGTCACCATCAACCATAACATTGACATCACAAATGCACTCTGACAACAACACCAACATCACTGTTGCGGATGTATACAACCAAATACAGGTAAAGGATGACTTGCAAGGACAGGACACAATTATTGAAAGTCCATTGTCAAATGGTGATTTGGGGTCATTATGGACAGGAAAACAGTTGTATATGACGGAGTATTCAAGTGAGGGAAACGGTGACAATGCAAGGGATGCACTTGAAGATATGGTCAATGACAGACCAACCAATTATGACCATGCATTCCAGACAGATTGGTATATTCAGGCAATGAACAATCCCAATTGGAAATGCTATATTAACGGCAACAAGACATTGGTTGAAACACTTGCAGAGAATGACGGAACAAAATACATCAACCAATGGAAACTTGCCAAATATCTGCGTGAACATCAATGTGTGCCTTACATATTCAGTCTTGGGTCAGTGGAGAGAAAAATGGTTGTTGATGACAACTCACCAGTTTCAAAGATAAACATGACACCATATCTTTATGTTTCAGTCAATGGAAATGAATTGGACAATGATGTTACCCATTCACCAAGTGACAACACAATAAGGGATGCACAGCCAATATTGGAATATGTATCAAACAACAGTGGTGGCGCATTCTCACCAGTGGATGATGAAACAACCAATTATCTTGTATTCAGTGGAAAAGTATTGCTTCAACCAATTCAATATGAAAGTTCATCAAGTCAAGCAACCACCACAAACAACTTCACAGACATATTGACCAATGGTTGCAGAAAGACAGAGGGAGAAAGTCCAAATTGCCCAAACTATGAGGGTGATGGAGTGATTCACACAAAGAACAATATAAAGTCTGACAATAACCCAGACGGAAGGTATTACACAAGAAAGTTCTACACAATTGAAAATCCCAGTGATACAGAACCATTCACATATCTTACAGACGGAACAAGCGGAATACAGCCTTGGACAAAGGATAAATCCGCACATGGATATGAGTTCAGATACACACAGATTGGTGACAGACAAGACCATTTGTCAAAAGTACCGGTTATTGAATGTGAATTGATTATTGGCAACAAGAGACTTATTGAAATTGAACAACAAGGTTCAACTGAAACAACATTCCAATGGGTTACAATAGGACAGGAACCAACCCAGACATATGATGGTGTGTCTTATCCAATAACAACATTCTCTCTTGGAATAAACCCCAAGATAACTGACTATATCATTGGTGATGAATTTGACATCCAGAACACCATAACATATCAGATGAATGTTGATGCTGAAGGTACTGCAATACCTATCACAAAGGATGATGCGGTAAGTGGGCCTGTAATATTCAGAATATTGGGCCCTGTAAATGCCTTATGGAATGACATTGTAAGGGTTCACCCAAGTTTTTGGAGACATACAAGTTGGTCAAACAATTGGCATTTCATACTTGCACATACGCAAAACATCATCATCAAGGACTTTGAATGCAAGGTCTATTCTGACAATTCAATGTATGAAGTAACCAAAGACAAAGACCTTATATATTTGAGTGATGAAACGGACAGGTTCATAAACAAAAAGGATGATATAACATTCAAGTTTATCACCCAATTAAGCGGTTCTGAAGCATATGAAAAGGGTCTATCAAGCGGAATCAATATCAATGCTGTGATAGATATGACAAGTGATTTGCCACTTACACAGATATACAACGCAACCACAGAGGAAACCGCAAAACCTGAAGAACATTATGTTGATGCATATTATAGGGAATATTCAACACCAAAGATATTGATGGAAACCCAATTGCATAGGGCAAGCAACATCAACATATTCAACAAGTACCATTCAAGCCCACTAAACAAGAACTTCTTTGTTCAGTCCATCAATATGGATGTAAGGATGAATAACAGCACATTAACACTTAAAGAAATATGATTGACGTAAAATCTTATTCAGTAAACAAGGACAACGGCAAAAGCACTGGAAACAACAATAACAACAATGGCTTTGCCAACAATACCACCAATACAACAACCATTGCAAATGGTGTTCAAGGTGTGAACATTTGGGGTCAATACCATGACCATACAGCAGACATTACTGGTGATTTCACGTCACAAGGCAATGTCAACTGCAAGAATGTGGTTGCAACAAACAACATCACAGCCAACAACAACATCACTGCAACAAACAACATCACATCAAACAAGGTAATTACTGGTGACATCAATTCAACAGGAAACCTTACCACAAACAACATCACAGCAAATGGCACAATACATTCAACAGGGAGTATTACAACAGATAGTAATGTAAGTGCTAATAACATATACGCAGACGGTGATGTAATATGTGACAACATTGAAGCATCAAGCGGTATTATTTCACAACTGCAAAGCATAAACATTACCACTGAATACCTCACAGTCACAAAGGCTGCACATTTCTTTAAGTTGATAATTGATGAAATTAAAGCAACAGAGGGACAAATAATTGTGACACCAGCAAACAGTGGTGATGGTCTTGTTTATGTTGAACAGGATGGAAACTATTACATATGTTATTTCCTAGCACATGATATGTCCACAGGAAAGAAGATAAACAACTCATTTGAGGTGGGAGACCAAGTTCTATGTCAAACGTTCAACGCTGCAACAGGAACACAATACAACGTTTCCAACCGCTTTTATTGGGCATTGTGTACAAGGGTATCAACACAACCAGTTTCTCTGTTTGTAAACGGAGCAAACCAAGAATGTCATTACATCTATTTGGATTGGACTGACAAAGACCAAGGCACAAATTGCACACCCGCAGTTGGTGATGAAATTGTTTCATTGGGTAACAGAACGGACACCACAAGACAGGCAGCCATAACCATTGGTGCTTACAATAACCCCTACCTTGATAGTGGCATTCACGCACCATTCATTATCCAGTATGATGGAATCAATGACTACAATTTGTCAAGCCACAGAAAGAATGTTATTTCAAATGGGTACAATTCATTCTTTGGCACATTCACCACAACCACTGGTGATGATATTGAGCAGTTAATAAATGATGCACAGCAAGGTGCAGTGACCTATATGCATATGGCTTATGCAAATTCAAATGATGGGTCAGTTGGATTTTCAAAGACCTATTTCAACAATGCGTATTACATTGGGTTCTGTTCCAATCACACACAATCAGATGCAGCACTTGTATACACTGATTACACTTGGTGCAGGTTCAGAGGTTCAAATGGAGTAAATGCCAACAACTATATCTTGCAAAGTGGTGCTTTGTCAATTCACGTTGAAGAGGACAACACAAGTACTGATGATGATTTCATTGTCAGGGGATATGAGTTTGTGAACAACACAAAGACGGAATTGCACCATAATTGCAAGGTCACATATGTCTATGAAAGTATAAGTGACTACGTTATGACACAGCCTTTGCCCATCACTGTACAGCCATACCAATGTGAACAGGATTTCATCAACGGTCTTAAGACAATAAGGTTTGAAATGTATGATGTGGATGATGAGGAAATTGTGGCACAAATGGAAATCCCAATCATAAGGAATGGTGCAACAGGACAAGACCTTGAAGAATACAAACTTGTACCAATCACGGAAACTGTGCCAATTGACCATAACGGCACAGTGGGAGTTTCATTGCAGTACAACATTATGCACATTGTTGGTGGCAATTATGAAATGGCAACCGCAAGCAACAACCTGTGTGTCTATTTCAAACCACATTACCAGACATCAACAAGCAATTACACAGCGTTGAGCACTGGCACAACCACACCAACATACACCAATGCATCATACCAGAACAATTGGAATTCATCAAACAACAAACTCCAATATCTTGAAATTGTACTTGCCAACAAAAACCCAAATACAGTTTCACAAACCCCAACCATCATATATGACAAGAGGGTGGTTTATGCAGCACTTGCACCCAGTGCCACTTTCACAATAACGGATGAAATAAAATCAACAGTACAGGGACATACCGTTACCATAAATGGTCTTACCAACAGCATTTCAACAATACAACAAGCCTTTGACCAAATATCACTCACGGTACAAAGCCACACAACCGCAATAAACAACCTTGATGGAAGGGTGACAATAAATGAAACAAACATATCAAATATCACACAAAGGGCAGACAGCATTGAAAGCACTGTCCAAAGCCTTAAAATAGGTGCAAAGAACCTGTTCAACTTTACCAATTGCCGTTGGAATAACGGTGTTGTTCCATTCATACAGGGATATGGTGTTGAGTGCAAGAACAGTGGACTTAACAGGATTATGAATCTTGGATTTGACGGAATTGGCGGTGATTTCTCACTCACCTGTTGGATGAAGATGAGAACAACCAACACAAATGTAAGTGTCAATGTATGTGATGTGAATGATACAGCACAACAAACGGTCAGCGTTACAACCATCTGGAAACAATTCTCATTCACATTCAAGAATGTAACCAGATACATTGGTGATGCAAGTGACACTGCCAATTACAATGGTTTCCTTGATTTTGAATCAAATGATATTTCATCCACAAACAGATTATATGTTAAGGACATAATGTTGACAAGGGGAAACATTCCATGTGATTTCAATTTCAGTTGGAAAGACTATGAATATGCCAATACGGACAATTTGATTGATTTGTCATATGACACAAACATAGCACCAACCAATGAGAGATATAAAGGATATGTGGTCTATAAACCAACCCAATACAATATGAATGATGGTGAGTATACTGATTTCATTTATGCAAACAATCTGTCATTAAAGACCAATAAACCCTATACATTGTCATTCTATGCCAAGTGTGAACATCCTTGCATCATTGAAAGTTATCTTAAAGACAATGGTGGTCTTTTGGATGGTACAATAACATCAATCACAGAACCAGATAGTGAGGGTGAAATGACCTGTGGAAACCTCAATGATGGTTATACAGGATGCAGATTGGGAACACATTGGACACAATTCATTATACATTGGTATAATCAAAACACAGGAAACAGAAACCTCATTGCATTAAGAGATTCAATTGATAATTGGGATGATACATCAACAACACCAAACATCTCAATCTGTGGTGTTGAATTCAGAGAGGGATATTGGGATAAAGACCTATTAAACAGCCAATCTTTAATCAGACAAACCGCAACTGAAATTGAACTTGCAGTGAATAACACTGGTATCAACATCTATGATGGGTCAATTGTCCTTAATGCGGAAAACACAACCATAAACGGCAATCTCAACTTAACAGACCCAAAACAAGGGTTAATCCTTTATGACCAATACGGAAATCCAAGAATATCAATACAAAATGACACATTGGGTACATTGGAGAACTTTGACTTTGGACAGGATAAGTTATACAGACAAGACACAACAACCAATGTACAGACAGCAACATATAATGTCAATTTCCCAGCATTAACTTTGGGCAACTTTGCATCTGGTCAGAAATTGGAATTGCATGACATAATGGTAAGGTCATTCAATATCAACAATGTCTTTGATACAGATATAACCAGACTTGCATACAATTACGTTGTCAAGTGTGGAAATACAACCATAACCACACAAAGCGGTAATGCAACAGCACAGGGAATATACTACAAACTTGGTGACTACTCCAACAACTCATTGTCAAACAGTGGAACATACACAATACAAATAAGTCTGACAGGTTATTTAAGGACAACAGCAGCAAGTGGAGATTTCAACCATTCTGTAAGTCTTTATTGCAGAACAATACAACCATCAATAAACAAGGTTGCAACTGATGGAGCAGTATTTGCAAGTTCAACACAACAATACAATTGGTTTGGAAGTGACCAGACAATGTTGAGAAATGGAGCATCCGCAATAAGGATAAAAGACGGACACATTGAGAGAAATGAATATCAAGTAACAAGTCCATCTTACAACTCCAACTTCATGGATATATCAACCACAATGCCTTATAAGATAGTCAATGACCTTACATATACAGCAACAAAGGATGATGGTATGATAGCATTCTCAAATGTGGTTGGACAACAAGACAGCGCACAACGCACATTATACTTACCAGACCCATCCACCTGTGCAGGTAAACAGTTCTTTGTAAAGAACTTGGTAGGCAGCAATACAAATGTACAAGTAAGTGGTGCAGCATCATCAACAAGGTATTTCATTGAACACAACAGCAACTCAACGGTTAACTATCTGTCAATTGATAACCATTCAGCAATCATCATCTCAATGGGTTTATACTGGATTGAATATTATTGTTAATCTTAATTGATATTTTTTTATCATGGTTTTCACAATAAATGTGATTACCATGATATTTATATATAAAGAATGTGTACATTTAAGAAAATGACAAAGAAACAAAAGATGAATATCCAACTATGGTTGGGTTTCATATTAGCCATATTTGGAATGGCATTGATTATTGCGTCTTTTATTGTTCCACCATTGGGAGTTATTCATGCAAGTGTACTGGCAGCCACAGGAGAAATATTTACATTTAGCGGCTGTTTGTTAGGAATTGATTATCATTACAAAGAAAAGAGATACCAATATGATAATCAATCAGAGGATGAAAAAGAATAAGGTTCTCTTATTATATATTGTTTGTTTTCATATGATTATGTGGGTTGTGTGTTATGCGCAACCCTTTTTATCATATGACCATTGATAACCCATATATGTCTTTATTATACCTCTATGACATAGACTTATCTTAATGCTATCAAACCCATTCCTTACCGCTTCACTAATTGAAGGAAAGGTATGAACCAGTACACCATCTTTGTATTGATAGACAATCTTACCAATTACAGGCTTGCATATTCTTTCTTTCTTTTGTTTGGGTATCTGTTCACTATTCTTTTGTTTGGGTATCTGTTTATTATTTATTCTATATTTCTGATTATATTCATTATCGCACCATTCAAGATTACTCACATTATTATTGCTTGGGTCACAATCCTTATGGTTGATTTGTGGTAGATTGTTAGGATTTGAGATAAAAGCAATTCCAACTAACCTATGCACTCTAAAATGTTTTGTCTTTCCGTCTTTCCATAAATTAACACGCAAATAGCCTTTATTTGTTGTTTCCTTTTTGAGTAAGTAACCACCTCTTACTGACTTAACATTGCCATAATTGCTCACTTGATACAATCCTTCATAACCATCAATGTCCTTAAATACCTCTTTATCCATCTACATAATACATAATCAATTATTTATTTCAAATATAATGCAAATGGATGACATAACAAAAAAAACTTTTAAGTGTATATTTACACTATTCCATACTGGCAAGGGTGAAATGTTAAATAATTTTAATGGGGGGGAGGTGTCAGAGAGAGGATTTTGCGGTTAAAT